TGACGCGGATCGAGCTGATGCACAAGGCCGGGATCATCAACGCTGAACAGGCCCAGGCATGTGAGTTTTACGCCGCGGCCTACCAACTCGGGTTTCAGACGATCGGATGCACCGCGAATTACGGTGGAGCGGGAGGTGGGGGATTCGGCTCGACCGATCTCCTCGCCCGCTACAAGGCTCAGGCCGAGGCGCGGGAGAATTACCACTATGCCCGCCTAGCCGTGCCAAAGCATCTCTTGCCTTCGCTGGACGCCGTTGTGTTGGAGACCGGACACCCGCCGCACAAGATGCGAAAAGAAGAGAAATTGCGGTTCAGTCTAGCTGCATTTTTGCTTCACGGTCAGGTAGCACATTTGCTATCGGTGGCGGCATGAGGAGCTTGATCGAGAGGGCAGCACAAGCGAGCGGCCACTACTCCGATGATGAGTGGGACAAGTTGGTTTCTTCTGAGGATCCATTGGATCAGTGTACTGTGACGAATGCTCGTGCTGTTGCCTCGAATATTCTGGCTATGCCAGAACTGGCTGCCGCACTGCGGATATGCGAGGGCAATGTCGAGGGCTTAGTCATCGTGCGCGCGATGACCCGCGACGAGCTAAATCAGTTTGGTTTATGAATTTTACTCGCTTGACATGTGCGCGGCTAAAAACGATAAATCACTAGAGTGTTGAATTGCGCCTAGCGCAACAGCCCACAGAAAATCGGCGGAAGAGTGTTCCCCCCTTCGCTTGCTCGCCGATCCCCGCGTCCGATCATCCGACACACCCACTGGAAGCTCTGAAGTAGCTTAGCCGGTCGGCAATGCTCGTGGCGCGGGTTTAATCTAACGGAGGCATCCCATGAGCCTTAGCAATGCCTTCGAAACGGATTTGCTAAATCTGCTGTTCAACAACACGAACATTGCCAATCTCGGCGATGCTACCGGCGTTCGCGGATCGACCACGGCTGGATCGCTCTACATCAGCCTTCACACCGCCGACCCTGGCGAGGCTGGCACCCAAGCGACATCGGAAACGGCGTACACGGGCTATGCGCGGATTGCCGTCGCGAGATCTTCGGCGGGCTTCACGGTTTCCGGAAACACGGTGAGCAATGCGGCGGCGATCAACTTCGGCAACTGCACCGCCTCACCTGGATCGGCTGTAACTTATTTTGGAGTGGGATTAGCCTCGAGCGGTGCCACCGAGCTGCTAATGAGCGGGGCTTTGTCGAGTTCCTACACGGTCGCGATCGGCAATGCTCCTTCCTTCGCAATCGGAGCTTTGACAGCCACTGCTGATTAACGGTTAATCCAGGGAGCGGGCTATGGCCGCAGTCCGCACCAGCGTCAGCTCGTCGATGGCGAGCAGCGTTTCGGCAACCACGGCCACATTCGGAACCGGAGCAACCGCAGGCGACACGGCGATCCTGATCGTCGAAACCGCCAATCAGAGCATTGCGACCCCTTCAGGTTTCACTCTCGTAGACAATCCCGGCGTAGGAACCGCAGGCGCTGCCGGCGCCACCAACCTGCTGGTTTATCGCAAGGTCAATATCAGCTCGACGGATATTAGTTCCGGCGTTTCCATATCCGACAGCGGCGACCATCAGAACGCGATCCTGCTGACCTATTCCGGTCTCGATGGCACGACGCCGATGGTTCGTACGATGGCCGGAACGGCAGGTTCGGCGACGACTTCGGTAAGCCTCACCACCGCGTTCGGAACATCGGCAGTTGGAGCCAACGACAAAGCTCTGGCGCTTATCGCGACCGACCGGGACAGCGCTACGGTTTCCACGAACAGCGCCGCTACCTGGAACAATATTTCCGGGTCAAACAGTTTCATCGCCAACTTCAGCTCGGCTACCGGATTCGGCGGCGGCATTATCGTCAACGAACTCAGTCCATCCGGGGCAGAGACTTCCGCAGTTACCTTCAGTTGCACGATCACCAGTTCAATCTGGGCCGGCATTGTCCTAGTTCTCAAATCGACCGCAGCTGATCCGAATGCAATTTCAGGTTCCAGCAGCCTCGCCTTTTCACCATCCGCAACGCTTCTCGGATCAGGGAGCATCGGCGGTTCATCAACTCTAACGATAACGGATAGTGCGACCCTCTTAGGAAAGGGTGCGGTTTCTGGTTCGGCGGTACTGAGCTTCACGCCATCTGGCGCGCTAGTTGACAGAATCTCCGGCTCTTCGTCACTGGCTCTGAGCTCTTCATCGACATTGCTGGGAACTGGTTCGGTAACTGGATCTGGTTCGCTAAGCCTGTCGCCAGCAGGAACATTGCTCGGCGCTGGTCAAATCACCGGTTCGTCATCGCTGGCGTTCAGTGGTTCTGGTGCGATATCCGCCCCGACAATATCAGGTTCGGCAACGCTTTCGTTTACGCCCACCGCAACCCTTCTCGGGCGCGGCGCTGTAACTGGATCATCTTCGCTTTCACTCACTGTCTCGGCAACCGTCGCCGGCAAAGGAGCGGTGTCCGGCAGCTCATCCCTGACATTCACTGGATCGGGATCAATCAACGGCCTTGGTGCGCTGCTGGGCTCGACTGGCCTGTCGCTGGTTTTGTCTGGGACGCTTTCGTCAATCGCATCGAACAATCTTCAGGGGATTGTGACGTTCAGCCTCATCATGCGCGGTCAGTTGCAGGATGGCCCCGCGATCGGCCTCGCCGCGCTCGACCAAAAGCTGAGACGACACGGCGGAAGCTGGAAAGAATGGCGAAGGGCAAAGCGTTAGGAGCCAGTATGATGAGCGACAAGCCCAAGCGCCCGCACACACCTTCCGCAGACGAACAACGCATCAGAGCCGCTCGCCAGGCAATGCTCGAAGCCATGCTCAAGGATGCTCTGGACGGATGACCAACGAGCAACTCGAAGGCATCTGCAACCAGATAGCGGAAGGAAAGAGCCTGCGCGCCGTCTGCCGCGAACTCGACCTCAGCGAAAGTCTGGTGCGATATTACCTGAACAAGAATGAGGACGCCTTTGCGCAATCCGTACGCGCGCGGGAATTGGGCTGTGATGCTCTGGCCGACGAATGCCTTGAGATCGCCGACGACAGCGAGATCAAGCCCGACGACAAACGCATCAGGATCGACACGCGCATTCGGCTGATCGGCAAGTGGTCGCAGCGTTACAGCGACAAGATGGCTCACGAGCACAGCGGGCCGGGCGGAAAGCCGATTGAGAGCGTCCAGAGGATCGAGCGGCATGTCATCGACCCTCACGATACCGACAGCGCGTAAGTTCCTGCCGCTACTTGAGCCGGCGAGATACAAGGGTGCTCACGGCGGAAGGGGATCGGGAAAGTCTCACTTCTTCGCGGAGATGCTGGTCGAGCGCTGCATGATGCAGCCTGGAACGCGGGTTGCCTGTGTCCGCGAGGTGCAGAAGAGCCTGAAGAACTCGGTCAAGCTGCTGGTCGAGGACAAGATCAACGATTTGGGACTGGCCTCGCATTTTGAGACGCTGGAAGCGGAGATTAAAACGCCGGGCGGCGGGGTCATCATCTTTCAGGGGATGCTCAACCACACGGCGGAATCGATCAAGTCGCTGGAGGGGTTTGACATTGCCTGGGTTGAGGAGGCGCAGAGCTTAAGCCAGAGGTCGCTAGATCTGCTGCGGCCGACGATCCGCAAGCCAGGCTCGGAATTGTGGTTCTCGTGGAACCCGAACAAGCCGACCGACCCTGTTGACGTTCTGCTGAGGGGAGATTCCCCGCCGACAGATTCGGTGGTGGTCGAGGTCAACTGGTCGGACAATCCCTGGCTTCCGCCAGAACTCAGAGCTGATCTTGAGGACGACAAGCGGCGAGACCCGGACAAGTTCCAGCATGTGTGGGGCGGACATTATTCGCTCAACTCGGAAGCTCGGGTGTTCCGCAACTGGAAAGTCGAAGAGTTCGATACGCCAGAGGATGCAACGTTCAGGTTCGGGGCCGATTGGGGCTTTGCGATCGATCCCACGGTGCTGGTGCGATGCTTCCTCAAGGGCAAAAAGCTGTACGTCGATCAAGAGGCGTGGAAGGTCGGCTGCGAGATCGATGAAACACCGTCGCTGTTCGCTGGAAGCGATCAGGACAAGTTGAAGTTCGGAGACAAGCCGCGCTGGGCCAATGAGCGCCAGCATCCCGGCGTTCCCGGCTCGACCAAGTGGACAATCACTGCGGATTCATCGCGGCCGGAAACTGTCTCCTACATGCGCAGGCTGGGCTTCAAGATCGTCGCCGCGATCAAGGGTGTGGGCAGCATAGAGGATGGGATCGAGTTCCTGAAGAGCTTCGACATCATCGTGCATCCTCGGTGCGAGAAAGTGATCGAGGAGCTGACACTATATGCTTACAAGACCGACCCGCAGACGAACGAAATCCTTCCTGTGCTGGAAGACAAGTACAATCACACGATCGACGCGCTGAGATACGCCCTGGAGGCATTGAGGCGCGTTCCCCGCAAAATTGCTCCCGTTGTTTCCAAGAACCCGCCCGACCTGTGGGGCAAGCGCCGCGAGAGCAACGACTGGAAGGTGGTGTAGGATGGCTGAAGACCAGACCTCCACAACCTCGCTCGACGACTACAAGAAGATGTTCGCCGAGGCGCGCGATCTTCTCGCCGACAACCGGCGTGAACAGCAGGTCGATGACGATTATTACCACGGCTATCAGCTGACCTCTGCCGAGCGGGAGACCCTAAGGAAG